GATTGACCTAGGACGTAAAGCCTTGGAGCATTACAACACGGTGAGAGGGGCCGCTTAACCGCCCACTGATGATGACTAGGTTGCGCTAGTCGAAACACAGGCGTATAGTCTGTGTCTGGGTAGCTAACACACAGGAGAAAGCACCATGAGAAAAATTGAAAAAGAAATGAACACAGCGATCAGCCGTCAACAGAACTGGTCATCAGCTAACACGATGGTCAGCATCAGCGACGAAGGAAATGCTATGGTGTATCTGCACGGGCATCACATTGCGACAGTCAATCCACGAGGTGACGTATGCGTCCGTATCGACACGCTGTACGACTGGCCGACTGTCACCACCAAGTCACGCCTGAGGGCTCTTGGTGTGCCTGTTGCAACGAAGAAAGGCCGCACCTATGTAAACGGGTGCGACATTGCGAATTACGGCTATCAGGCGATGACGGTCGACTATGTTGACACGAGGTACTTTGGATGATGTACCAATACCAACACCTAGGCGACACCTTGTGTGTCGTCGTCACAGAGTTTGAGAGCCTTGGGGCTCTCGACACTGACGAGCATTTTTTCGTGATAGACTACAAGGTCACGGAGTGGGTCGATTCACAAGGTCACAGACACGTTGGGGACTATCCGCACATGACAGAGACGCTTGATGCTGACCTGCAACGGCACGTAGCCCGTGAGCACTATACATACACCACAGACGAGGAAAAGTTCTAATGACTGACCATAACGACCAATACGACCCACAATTGCAATGGGTTATTGACGAGGTGATTTTTTACATCACTCAACAGAAACAGACCAACACTGTCTGGTTTGATGTCTACGAAACGATCACAGGCTCGACGGCTGACGAGGCTTGGGATGAATACCAAGCGACCTTACGGGCTGAGGCTGAAGGCGAGGCACGATACGAACAGGAGCAAGACCGATGAGTGAACGTGAACAACTACTAGAGTGGCTTTTGACCTGTCCAGTACGTCAGGAGCTCAACTTCGACGACTATGAAATTATGTCGATTAACTTTCTGTATACTGAGGAAAACGATGAACAAGATACCACCAGTCGAGCGTGACGAGCTCACAGGTGGTCTCACGATGTCCTGTGCGTCCCTCTGGTGTGCTTTTCTTGCAGACGAGTTCGACTGGCAGGGTAATAGGTCGCTATCAGAATATTACAAACGTCGCTCACAGGAGCTCTCTGTGGCTCCTACGGGCTCTTTACATGACCGTCAGCTAGAGGAAGCGATTAAACGATGGAAACGATGACGATGGACTTATTTTTCGTACTGGTTCTTTTGACTGGTTGGACAGTTGCGATGGGGTTTGGTGCGTTCCTTGCGTGGTTATTTTACGAGAGGCACGACGAGGACTGATGGAGCATTGCGAAAGACAGCAAGAGGACTACGTCTCAGGGTGGACAGTTGGTTTGACGCTTTTGACAGGTCTGCTAACATTGATTACACTGGTTGTCGTTTACGACTACCTTAAAGACGAGCTAGAGGAATTTTTAAAATGAGATGCGTTGCTTGTAACACTGAACTAACGGACTACGAAAGCACACGAAAGGACACCAACGGAGAGTTCTTTGATTTGTGCAGTGACTGCTTAACAGAGGTCAAGATATCGCTTTACGAGCAAGAAGCCACAATAGGTGATCTTGTTCAAGGAATAATTGTTGAGAAAAGACAGGAATAATGGTATAATCTTAAGTATACACAGGGGAACTTATGAAACACTTAAGAAAACCTAGGAAGCACCTTAGGACTAATATTCAAAAAACTAATAGTAAAAAACTTAAGTTAACTAAGGTAGAGTTGAAAGAATTTATCAAGGAGTGTCGTTATGTTGTTGCCTAATGTCTCAACAGCGATTATAATGTTAGAATTACGGAACAGAGTTTTCGACCAGATTGATGACCCTGAACCGCAATACGATGCGTGTCTGTCTAACCTGTCAGGCAAGCGTCTTTTAGAGCTTGGGACTGTCTTACAGGACACCCCAATTACAACACCTGCACCTAAGGAGGTCAGATAATGTCAGTAGTAACTGGAACGGTCGCTTTTGCTAACCTAGCAGAGCATGAAGTATACAACGGTCAATCGACCGGTAAGTATTCGTTGGTCTTAACCCTCGACGAGTCTGAAGCTGAAAAGCTCCAGTCAGAGGGTATTAAGATTCGTGAGTACAAAAACCAAGCACAGCGGAAGTTCGCCACCAAGTTTGACGAGTTCCCTGTCATCGACAACGACGGCGAACCCGTCAGTAAGTCCTCTGTCCGCTATGGCGACAAGGTACGCATCAAGTACAACCTAGGACAGCCACACCCTGTCCACGGTGTCTCACCGTATCTTCAGGCTGTCCGTGTCGTCGAGAAAGGAGAGGTAGGTCTTGAGGATGATGGAGAGTTCTGATGAGTTTATTCGGCACGATCCGTGCCCGGATTGCGGGAGCAGTGATGCTCTCGCCGTCTACACGGACGGACATGGATACTGTTTTGCTTGTCAAACCTATTTTAAGGAGGTTGAAACTGTGGAAGCCGCTAGTAACGTTGTGTCGTACAATAAGCCAGTGGAAATGTATGGAACCTGTCGAGCGATTACTGATCGCAAGATACCGGAATCAGTTGCGAAACGGTTCAACGTACATTCTGATCAACACTCGCAATATTACCCCTACTACGACAACAACGGTTCACTAGTTGGTTGTAAGGTGCGGGAGGTCGCTACTAAGTCCTTCCGCACGATGGGAGATATGCGTAGCAATACGCTATTCGGTCAGCAGTTGTTCAAGACAGGCGGTCGTTATGTGACCGTCGTCGAGGGCGAGCTTGACGCACTGGCGGCGTTTGAGATGCTAGGGGCTCGCTACCCTGTCGTCTCAGTGTCCAAAGGTGCGGGAGGTGCTGTCAAGGACTTTAAGCAGAACCTTGAGTGGCTTGAGGGCTTTGAGAACGTCGTGATCTGTTTCGACAACGATCCTGCGGGTCGTGAGGCGGCAGAGAAGTGTGCTCAGGTACTCAGCCCCAACAAGGCTAAGATCGTAGCTCTGGGAGCATTTAAGGATGCCTCAGACTACCTTCTGAACAATAAAGTCCGACAGTTCACCGCTGAATGGTGGGAAGCCAAAGCGTATCGCATGACTGGAGTGATTACTCTAGAGGATGCTTGGTCTGACTTCATCAAGAGGGGCACAGAGGAGGTTATTCCCTTCCCTGAGTCCTTTGGGATGCTGAACTCAATGCTCAACGGAGGCATAGCCGCCGGAGAAATCACCGTTATTGGTGCTCTAACGTCTGTTGGTAAGACCACTATGGTTAACGAGATCGCCTATCACTTCTGGAAGAACACCAGTAAGACGATTGGCTGTGCCTTCCTTGAGGCATCCAATGGTGAAGCTGTCGAGAATCTCTTGACGATACACACAGGACACAATCTGTCGCTTGAGGATCGTAAGAACATAGACTTTGATAAGCTACGCTCTGAGATCATCACAGACGGTCGTATCCTGTTGCTTGACCATAACGGTGCTGTGGATACTGATGAGTTGTTCTTGAAGCTACGAGCGATGGTCAAAGGAAACGGTTGTGATGTGATTATCATTGACCCGCTCCAAGCGGCTGTCACAAGTAACTCCAACGAGACGATTGATGAATTCATGGATCGTTTGCTCAAGTTGGCTAAGGAAACCGATGTCTCTGTGATTGTCGTCAGCCATATGCGAAAGCCTAGCTTGACGAACCCTCACAACGTCAACGAGTACGACCTGAAGGGCTCAGGCTCTATTAACCAGATCGCATTCAATACGATTCTGTTGAGTCGTGACAAGATGGCAGAGGACGAGTATGCACGGAACAGCACACAGGTGCAGGTCGTCAAGTGTCGTCGTACAGGTTTGACAGGGTCAGCGGGTTGGCTGTTCTATAATGCATTGACTGGTCGTCTTGAACGAGGCGAGAAACCAGACGTTCATGAAGCCAACAACATTGAGGAGTTCTGATGGAGTGCATCTGGGACATTGAGACAGACGGACTGAAGCCAACTAAGATTTGGTGTCTGTGTGCGATCAAAGGTGACGAGCTATACACGCTTGAACACCCAACAAAAGAGATGGTTGAAGAACTATTCTCTGATGTGACTGTACACATAGGGCACAACTTGATTGGCTATGACATTCCCGCTGTCGAAAGAATCCTAGGCGTTCGTGTAACCGGAGACGTGACAGACACACTTGTGATGTCAAGGTTATACAATCCACAACTTGAAGGAGGCCATTCGCTTGATGCGTGGGGTCAGCGTCTAAACTTTCCAAAAGGAGACTATCATGATTGGACTGCGCTTACGCCAGAAATGGTGGAATATTGTCAGCAGGACGTTAGGGTTACTGAACGAGTTTACCGGAAACTCAGTGAAGACCTTAATCAATTTGGAGGTGACAGCTTTGCTCTTGAGCACTCAGTACAGTGTGCAGTTACAAAGCAAATCCAAAACGGTTGGCTTTTAGATCAACGCAAGGCACATGACCTTGTTGCAGAACTAAAGGAGAAACAGCATGATCTTGAAGAACAAGTGCACGAGAAATTTACGCCGTTACCTACGTTCGTTAAAGAGATCGTACCCAAGTTCAAAAAGGATGGTGACTTATCAACAGTTGGCCTTAAGTTCCTTGGGGACGACTGGAAGAACGTAGGCGGTACATTCTCTCGTATTGATTGGCCTGAGTTTAACTTAGGATCACGCAAGCAGATCGGGAGGTATCTTAGGCGTTTCGGTTGGAAGCCTGAGAAGTTTACGGAGACTGGTCAGGCTATTGTTGACGAGAAGGTCTTGGAGACTGTTACTGATATTCCTGAGGCTCAACTTATTGCGGAGTATCTCATGGTTCAGAAGCGGATCGCACAAGTCCAATCGTGGATTGACGCAGTCGAGG